CAATAGCTCGAATCTCAACATATTCTGGAAGTCGGTCAACCTCAACCTCTTCGGAATCTGCTCCATGTGCATAGTAAATACACTTTACATCTGCATCTGGATAATTCTTCTCGGCATATTTCTTCATCAGGAAACTGTCCAACCCACCACTATACAAAATCACAATCTTCATTCGGAGTCCTCAAAATAATCATTTGGCGTAGGACAACCCTATGACAGAACCAGTCTTTGCGCGATTCTGTCAAATGTGCCTTACGTTCTCTTTAGTAACCAAATCATGTACAATTTTAACAACTTTTACGTTAGGACACAACCTTTCAATTTCGTCGGCCTGGATTGGATCGTCTTCATAATGAATTACTATTTTCATGTTGAATATAGAATTCAACAGATTGATGGTATTTCCTTTATGAGTCCCAGACGACAATCTACTCTTTTTGTCGAATGGAAGTGGATTGAAGAAGGGGTAATTCATAATCCCCTTACTCCTCAACATTGCTATCGTTTCTGGAATTTCTTCAAACGACCTTCCAGTGATAATGACATCGTTTTCTCTTGGAGTTAATCCAGGATATTCTCCCATGAAGATAACTCCGTCAATGTCATAACTCGCGATAGGCTCATTCATAGTCAGTCTTTCCTGCTTGAAACGTATACGGAAGATCTTTTGCCCTTGGCCGTTTGTCTTTTAGTTGAGGCTCAGTCAACTTCGTCAACACTCTCCTTGCAAGTGCGTCACACTCAAACTTTGCATCGTTGGTTGACAGTTGAAGAGGAGGAGTTTTCTGAGTCCAAGCAGAAGGACCACGCAAAAATCCAACGACTCCAAGTTCCGAAGCCACTTTGCAGAAGCGAATTGCCGAAATAACCACTCCACCGGAATTAGGAGAATCTTGAACTGACATTCGACATGCAAACTCATAACGAGCTCCAGCAAATCCGTAAGCAACTATGTCGATATTACAAATCTTATTATCAGACCCAACATATTGTCCACCTGGTTTCTGATGAACGGTTAATGACGGGCCAGCATAGAGTGTCATTCCGGCGATTGACTCATTTCGAACCGAGTTCTGTCCCTTCAATACGTTTTCTTTTGAAACGTGTTTACTATGGAGCCTATCTTTGCTCGACATATTTAAGAAATCGGTATTTGCCGTTCTACCAGTTCTAATATGTTCCTGACCCTGTGTGCTTCCCGCGCTCATATTAAGTTGTATATGTTGCGAAACTATAAGACCAGAATCGAGCATTGCTCCTTGGAGAACTTCGGAAAGTCTCGATGCGCCCCATGCCGACCGCATATCTGACCCAACAATTGTTAGCCCAGCATCAATAAATTTCTGTTCATATTCCATAGTCTCTTCGGTTGAGATTAGTGTCGGAATACAATTTACTACATGGCATTTTGCTTGAATTGCGGCGTCAATATAAAACCGACTTGCTTCTTCTGATCCAACTGGAAGGTAGTTAATTACTACGTCGACCTTATGATATTTTAAAAGATCGACAATTCGTTGGAACGGCTCGGCTGGAATTGCTCCAGTTCTAAATGAAACATCTTCTGGGAAATCTAGCATATAGGGAGCAACTCCGTCGAGCTCAGGTCCAGAGTAGACAATTGCTCCCTTTTCAACACACGCAGTCGGCCCAGTGTCAACAATCTGCCGAACGTGGTCCATCGCACAATTTGGTTTAGCGCGAAGTGCTTCGATTAGTGGACGATTAACTTTTCGAATATCAACATCAAACCCACAAACAAATTCAATATCGTGAGCAGTATAACCCCCAATATCATGATACATCAACCCGACTTTATCGGTCGGGTTTTCATTATAATATTGAACTCCCTCAACTAAACTCTTTGCACAATTTCCAACACCAACAATTGCGACTCTGATTTTCATACAATTTCCTTTATTTCAGTTTTTTCTCGGTTTTGATGAGACCGAAGGCAGAAGATTTGGCACCGAAGTGAGTAGCTGCCTTAAGTCAACTGCCGCGTCCTAAAGGACGCGGCTTGCCCCACTCCCATGACCAACCAACCCCATGCTGGATCTCTCGATTTTACTAGTCATTTTCTGTAGGGCCATTGGGATCTCTCCCAAGTCGCCTGTTGCTTGCGACTTTACTACTTTTATTCTAGTTACTTTGACAAAATCATTTCACTAGGTAAAATGTAATAACTTGGTTCTCGTCATTACATGATTATTATACAAGTTAAAATCACGCCTTAAATTAACTCATTTAAATGATTGTAACGGATTTGATTCTACTTGTCAAGTCTAAAAGAAACTACTGATGTCGACTTGCTTTTCTTTCACTGCAACTGATTTCATTGACGATTTAAAAATGTTCGACCATTCGTCAAAATCTGTTTTTGTATCTACATCTTGAAACGAACGATACATCGAAAACTTTTTCATGTCAACAACATCCTCAAGTCTTGGAGCAGACAAGAATGTTTTTGTAGCTTCCAACAATGCCAAACTCGATGTAACAGCAAATGCCGTCCATACTCTGACAATCTCATTCTTATCTTTTCCAGCAGCAATATGTTTTTCGTTACTGCTGTTGATTACATTGTGTAGATGCTTTGGGCTATGGACTCCATCCAACTGGTCTATCTCTTTAATTTTGTTGAATACTTTTTCATATGCTACTTGGTCATAATGTCGTCCGAACGAAAATTGATTTTGGTCTGGACCGTCCGCAACATAAAAAGTACCTTTTGCAATTCCACTTGTATGAGATGTCGAATCGAAACTTAAAGTAACATCTGAATTTCTACCATCTCTAAAGCATACCAAGTTTGGCACAAGCCGACGTGTTGACCCAACACCCAAAAGGTGAATCTGTTTGTTTTTTAGATTATATTTTCGAAGTATTTGGAAACTAGCGAATGTTCGAATAAAGGACTCATATTCTCCATTTCCAAGTGAGGTTGAACCAAGAGAAATTCCACCTAAGTAGTCATGATAATCTGGGGGAAGTTCATTTAGAATAATATCCGCCCATTGTAAAAAAGTGTCGACATCATTTCCCTGAACAATCATCAATGGTTTGCTAGCTGTTCCAAATTCTCTAAAAGCGTCGATTTGCTCTTTCAGATTAGCTGCCGAATCCTTTGCACACTTTACAAAAATATCCTTATCGAAGAATCTGTCACCAGTGCTACCAATCTTTGAGGAAGCAGTTGGGGTATAAAGAGGAATCTCGTCAAACGACATCGCAATTGTTGAGTTCTTTGCTTGAGACTCATATATTTTTCGCTTGATGTCAGAATCCATCTTCGACCCACGAGTGATAATTTGAAGACCGCCAGAATCAGCATGAATATCACAAATCACATCTCGTAGATATTTGTTCAGAACCTCTCCTCCCGATTTTTCCGTGAATGCGTTATATAACATTCCAAGAGAATATCCTTTTGCCTTTACCTTTTTGAATAAATTGCGAAGGAACTCGATATTCTCTTCTGTATAAGACGAATTCATCAAGAGTTTTGGATATCCAACTCCAGACATGATGTAGTGGAACCGATCAACATCAACCATTATTTTTGCCTTGCTAGAGAAAGAAATTCTTGTCGAGCACTTGGATTATCTCTAAACGCACCCGACAAGAAACTTGTCGACGTTGTCGCTCCAGTTGACTCAACACCTCTCCATGAAACGCAAAAATGTTCACATTCCATTACAACGGCGACATCGTCTGTCTCACAGATAAATTTTACTGTTTCGCCAATCTGTTGAGTCTGAAGTTCTTGGAGTGTCGGACGGCGAGAAAAATATTCAACAATTCGTGGGAGCTTAGATAGTCCCAATGCAATATTCTTGGGCTTATAAGCAATTGTGCATGTTCCAACAATTGGGACAATATGATGAGAGCAGCTACTTTTCACTGGAATATTATGCTCGATAACAATCTCATCATAATGGTGGTCATTTGGAAACCCAGTACACTTGGGGAAATTTTCGGGTTTCAGACCCCACATTGTTTCTTTAACTAACATCTTCGCAACTCGTTTTGGAGTGTCAACGTGGGATGGGTTTGTCATATCCATACCAATAGTCGTCAACATTTCCAAAACATTCTGTTGAATTTTCTCAATTTTTTCATCATCTGGAACATTTAACATCGCTTCATCCACTGCACTTTCGAGGTGCAAAGATTTTAAATGTTGAAGCACTTTTAACCCAAGAACTGGATCACATTTCGTTGGTTGTAGCATTCGAGTTTCCTTTTGTTTTCGAATTTGAATTGTAACTTAATTTTGAGGAATTGTCAAGTCCTCATACATACCTATGCGGGGTTTATACTTCGATTGATGAGAAATCTTTCTTCTTTTTCAATGTGCCAAATCCACTTGGACCACCTCTTTCTTCTTTTTCATCTGGGCTTCCCTTCTCAAGTATTCTACCGTTAGCAGGTTGATCGACATTATAAAGAAGCATCCTTGCCCGATCAACCCCGACAACGAATCTCTTGTTCAACACTGGATCAGAAAACCGATTCTTTAACTGCTTAAACATAATCATGTTCTGTTCATCAAGTGCTTCGGTTCTAATGATAGCAAATATTGCATCTGCAATCATTGCTGTTCCGAACGAATCTGAGATTTCGGTGATTTCCGAATCGGAATTATTGTTACCAGATCTAGAGAACTGTGTACTACTTATAATCGGAACATTGAATTCAATTGCCAACCCACGCAATTCTTCCGCAATCGACTTCACCATACTATAACTGTTGACATTATTCCCTGCTTTATATCGAACAGACGACATAATATTAACATAATCAACCATTATAATATCTGGAACAAATTCTTGTTTCAATTGAAGGTCATTTAGAAGTGCTCGAAAATGTGCAACGTTTGCGCCAGCAGTTGGATATTCTTTAACCACCATCTTTCCAGTTATTGTCGGCAGAACCTCGGACATTCGTTGAACATATTTTTCCTTTGACCACTTCTCAAGCTCGCCAAGATTCGTTTGCAAAAGATTTGCGTCAATGCGTTCGAGGATGCGTTCTTCTGCCATCTCTAGTGTGATATAAAGAACGTTTTTCCCAGACTTGATATAAGACGATGCGAGGCTACATTTTACCATGCTTTTGCCAGCATTGGTATTATGTGAGCTAACATTTTCTGTCCAGTATCTATGATTTGGATGGTCAATTACAACGTCAACAATTGGAATTCGATTCCCCGTCTTTTGTATTACATATTCCGTTCGATATCCAGATTTTGTTAGAATATTTAGGTGGGGAATACAATTCGCGTCAAGATCAAGCAGTTCTTTTGCAGAAAACCACCCAGATACAGTTTCGAATAAATGATTCTCATTACACCTAATCGAATGACCGTCTATTTGGAGGATATATTCGTCCCATATCCCCTTATCAACATATTCCGCAATCGGGACCCATCCATCGGGCGAGTCGATTTCAACATCGGAATTATTCATCAACGGTTGAATTCTACCAACCGTTGAATTTAATTCGTGCCACTGTTGCGTAGACTTTTGTCGAGTTCTAATCTTAACTTTAGTATCTGGATGAACACAACCCGCTATTAGCAACGTCAATGTTTTCTTAGGCAATCCACCACCAGTGATGGTATTGAGCATGTCGATATCAAACGGAATTCGAACCGATTCCGCATGCAACTTCTCAAACCGTTCTTCAATGTCAGTTAATGACTGCCCAACCGATTTATTAAAGGATACTGATAATGCATCTTTTAGAATATCTGGAAGTTGATCTCGGCTTTGTTCTTCGTCGTTAATAATTTCAATACATTTCAGAACAGAATTATAAACACTTCGTTCTTTAATCCAGGCTTCGGCGTGTTCGACTAACCATGCCTGGCTTGGCTCCTTAATTCTCGATGATGCAACCTCAGCAAGGACGCACTCCGCTTGTGTTACAGAATCTTCTGAAAGTTTATTGTTCGTTCGTAAAGAAACAATAATCTCATCTTTTGACGGCAGAACATTGTATTTAGAAACAAACTCGTCCACTGCTTTGAAAACAGTTTTTTTGCTTGTTTCTGTGAAATATTCCTCCTTCAAAAAAGGAAGAACATGCTTAGTAAAGTCTGGGTTAAAGAAGAGACCATGTAAAACTTGCTCTTCAATTCCAGACATTATTCTTCCTCGTCGATGAATTTAGTGGATTCAAGCAGATGTTTGAGTATGATATCATAAATGATATCTTGAATTTTCAATTTAATATCGCCTTCCAAGTCAACATCTTCTTCGTCCAAATTAAATGTATTGTATTCAAAACTCAAGACATCGTCTTTCAACTCAAATGTCTCGGAATTGAGTTTGACCAAGACTTTCTCGTCCTCTAACGCAATTAAGATATCTTGATCCAACGAAGAAATTGCATACTTAACGTTTGCTAATTTATCATCAACTGCCGTTATAAGTTCGTCGATGGAGGTAATGTTTTCATAAGAGTTATCCATTTGTTGTCTCCTCTAGTTGGGCCTCATCTGTATCTACTTCTCCTGCACCATAACAAAACAATGGTTTCATTTTCTCATTGATAAGATCCAGTATTTCCTTTGTAAAATATTTCTCGGGGTCTCGATTTATTTGCGTTCCAAATACCTTTCTACCATCTGGAAGAACAAGCCGAGTCGAATCCTTCTTGAAGACTCCACATTTTTCCGCAATATCAACTAAACCATAATATCGTTGTAGGCCAGTGTCGTGCCGAATCAAAACGGAAGCATCTGCTCCAGTCTTAGTTAACCTAGATTTATAAAGATTCGCGCGAATATTCAATCCAACCAGTTGGCCGTCTTCTTTCTCTTTGCGCTTGTTTAGGATAACAATTGTCGATGCCGCATACTTGACACCACTTCCACCACCTATCTCGGCTGGACTATACATATCAAAAACGGCGTAGACATGGTTGGTCAAAATCATCGGGACTTTTGCTTGTGCCAGCTTCAGTGTTAAAATCCTGAATGCGCCCTTAATAAGCTGTGTCCGAGTCATGTCTTTTACATCTTTTCCCTCTGTAGTGTCCTTTACCTCTTTATTGGTCGACAACATGCCAAGAGAATCGAGAACAATCAACATTCGTGGACGGGGTTCCTTCTTTGATTCGATATATTTGTCAAGAATCCTAACTGCCTGAGTCCGAAAGTCTTCAACTGTTGCAACTGGAATAATGAACATGCGTTTTGAATCAATCCCACGATTTTCAATATCTTCCTTCGAAATTGCACCTTCTGTTTCAAAATAAAAGCAAGCAGAATCGGGATGTGCTTCCAAGAAGTTTTTTGTTCCAGTCAAGACTGCAAAAGATTTTCCCGAGGCTTCCTCACCAGCTAAAGCAGTCACTTTCCCAACTGGATATCCTTTGTAAATATCCCCAGAAATCAACGCATTGAGCGTGTATGAACCAGAGTCGATATATTCCGTTATATCTCCGCTCATTACGCCGTCACACACTGCTTGTGCCATGTTGTTCTTTGTTTCTTTTACCAAACTATTCCATAGTGCGTCACTCATAGTTACATCCTTCTTGTAAAATTAAAGTTTAACGGATTCTTTCTGAAAAGTCAAGAGACGAAAACAAGAATGAGGCCGAAGCCTCATTCTGTTTGGTTGGATTGTTGGTTAGCCGACAACGTAAGCATTAACTTTTCCGTCGGTATAACTTGTAACTGTTGCCATCATTTTCGGATATTTGTCCGTTAGAGATAACTTGGAAATTGGAGCCGACGAAGTCGTCGAGCATGTTCCAAGAGATAACCAGTTCACTCCAGTGACAGATCCATAGAAGGTCACCGTGCATGTTCCAACATTCTCGACGACAAACGTACCATCCATTTCTAATAGTGCTTCAATTACTGCCGAATAGTTCAACGTCGAAGAGTTTTCGAAAAACTTTCTAACTTTCATGATTTATTCCTTCAAACTTATATTTATATTTAGCCCGCCGACTCAGCATCACCCAAAAGGGTTTCGGCCAAGATTTGAAACTCTTCGTCTTCCGAAATCAACTCATTCAAATTGTTCTTGAAATATGTTTTGGCAAGTTTCCGTAGATGTTTGGGAGCAATCTTATACTTTTCCGAAAGAGCCTTGATTTCTTCTGAAATAAACGATCTCTCTCCGGCAATACGAATCTGACAATCGCCGATTTCTTTAATCGACTTCATAATTGTGTCGCGAACTTTAGGATCCGCTAGTACGTTTGTGATGCTTGATTGGTCAATTTCTTTCATCTTTCATTTTCCTAATTGAAGCTTCATTTTAAATGTCATCAAGAACTTTTCGAAATTTTTACAAAAGTGTGGAGGACA